GCACGATGCCAATGTTATCGCTGCATCGACCAAGATGGGACCCAAGAAAATCAAATTGGCCAAGGCTCAATTGGCGGGCAACAAAATTTTATCGGAAGTGACGGATCTGGGATATTCGATATCGGACCTCCTGAATGCACTCATTGCAGTCGGCGCTGTGAAACGCGACGGCGGCACACTTGTCAGTACAGAAGGGTTGGAGGACACCGAATTAACCAGAGCGTCGCCAAGCACATCGAAGAAGCCAATAACATCAGTCAAGGTTTCTGTAAACGATATTCCTGGCCCGATCGTGACGCCCAAGCAGTAAATGACTCACTTTGTTACCATTCTTGCGTCCATAATAAGGCAGAATCTCAAGTAGATTTAGATTTTATAAATCAACGTTATGATAGACTTTTACAACGTATGGAAAAAGTGTACATGCCCGCAAAAGTTGTTATGTATGACATCCCTGACTCGTCACATTTTGAGCGGTTTTTACGTGACCACATAGATATGACATCAAGCCCTGGCTGGCCTTATCGGAAGCATTATGCAACCAATAAGGACCTGCTGGGGTTTGATGGTGTTAAGTGTGATCCTTTGCAAGTAGAAATGGTATATACAAATGTGATGCGGCGGATGGATAAATTATTAGAAGAGCCTGAATCTGATCCGATTTATCTGTTTATAAAGGATGAACCACATAAGTTGAAGAAAGTTGATAAACGCTCTTGGCGATTGATCGCAGGAGTAAGCATAATAGACACAATAATTGATCGGTTATTATTTGGAAATCTTTTGGATAATATGATACACCAGTGGCCACATATACCGAACAAGGCAGGCTGGGGTCCAGCACAAGGTGGATATAAGTGGATGTCACGTTCTTTTAGAGATAAAATTCCGTGGTCTGCTGATAAATCTGCCTGGGATTGGACCGTGGTCTCTTGGCATATTGACTTAATTCGTGATTTGTTCCCACGCTTGATCATCGGTATTGATGATGATTGGCGTAAACGGTTCGAAAATCGAATTAAGGCAACTTATCGAGCTGGTCATGTTCGGTATCAATTGGCTTGTGGTTGCATCTATATACAAAAGGTGGATGGGATACAGAAATCTGGTGGTTTAGCTACTATCGGTGCCAACTGTATCTGGCAAGAAGCTGATCATTTGTTGGCGTCTGATTTTGCCGAAGACGATATATTCGCCTTGGGTGATGATACACTTCAACAACAACCATCTGACGTAGAGTGTTATGTAGCGAATTTGGGACGTACTGGTGCGGTGGTGAAAGAAATTGAAAGTGGATTTCCAATTAAGTTTGGAGGGCACGTTTTTGATGAATCCGGGTGTATTCCGGCTTATGTTGAAAAACATCTCTATTCACTACTGTACCTTGATCCTGAAGTTGCAGCAGAAACGCTCATATCATATCAGCATGTATATTCGTTACACCCTGAAATGTTAAAATATTTACACAAATTATCGCTTGAGCTAGTTGGACCAGAAATAGTTTATTCCCAAGAATATCTTACTTATTGGTATAATTCTGACCGATGAATGATGTATAAATGGATGTATGGCACAGCCGTCTTGGCTGATGATTGCTGTCATTTTTAAGTCTTCATCGATCTTTTGCATAATAGGAGATAGGCTCCGCCGGTGCCCAATGTTATTTAAAACTTTGTTATCACCATTAGAGGTTATATGGAGTGCGGTTCAAGGTTGGGTTGGGC